CTAACATATCTTTTAATGATGGAGCAAATACTTTAACATCTCGTCTGATCTTTTCAGCAGTTGTTGAAGTGTTTGGATCATCTATGTCAGCTTGCATAGCCTCCTCTGATTCATATTCTTGACCAGTATCTATGTTGGTAAGAGTAGTTTCTGTTTTTACTTTGTATCTAGGGATGACTCTACCGTCCTCCAAAGTTACTGTTCCTATTTGTTCAGCAGGTTCAATTATCGGCATTTTCTCTCCAATTAATATTAAAACTTAAAATAACCCTATCTTGATTAGAATTATTTATTTGTACTTCATGTTGTAACCATGATGGGAAAAAAATCAATGAATTTTCTTTAGGCTCCCAAGACACGCTGTGAGCTAGATGTATAGATGCATCTTTTTTCTTTGGGGGTGATAACACCTCCGCCTGTGGTTTAGGCTCTAGAAACACTAAATTACCGCTATTTTGAGGCACTTTTAGATAGTACACTCCAGACAGGTAATTGTAAGGATGTGTATGCACGTTATTTCTAGATCCCGGTGGATTTATCATACCCCATAAACCTGTCATTTCAGGGACATATTTATCTTGCACATCTAAATGCCCAAAGCATTCTTTGGCTTTGTATAATATATCACCAACGGTGCTTTTAAATTCTTCATCTTTGTAAAGCTCATCGTTACTGTGCCAGCCCCCAACATTAGATCTTGGCATGCCTTTTTCGTCTTTTGCTTTTATTTCGTATAGCCGATCTATTAAATGACCATGACCTTTTATTTCTGTCATCATGACAGGTGTAATAAATAGTGATTGTAAATTCATTCTTTTGCCTTTCTAAAGTTGACCTTTTGTAACCTCCATAAAGCTTACAATTATGTGAACTTGGTTAGCAGCGTTTGCCTGCGCTTTTAGTATATCAGACTCTTGCAAAACAAGGGGCTGAGATAGTAATTCTGTAGTGGTATTTGTAGCAACACTTTTAGCTTTAAATAATTCAAAGGTAGCAGATGATCTAAGAACTTCTAAATCTACGAGTGTTGTGCTTCCTGAATCATTACAAATTAAAATAGATTTTATCACATCAGTTGTGGGTGGCACAGGTGGTGTAGCACCGGGATTAGCTGTAGGCACTGTCAATACTGTTGTTAGATCTGTAGATGTAAGATCAACCATTGCGCTTTTAAATGTATTAGCCAAGGAAAAATGTCTCCGATTCTGTTTCTTCTTTTAAATCTTGTTGAAAGTTTGTGTTAAGCAAGAAAATTATTTGATCTAACAATCTAATCATTTGGTCAAACTGACTGGCATCATATTCTGGTGTCGCGTTTGGTAATCTAGTAATTGTAATTTTAGCCATTATCTTCTTCCATCAGGTCTTATTTGCAGCTTCTGTGAACCAAGTCTCCAAGGCGTATCATCTACACTGTTTGTCGTGTATCTAATTTTAACAGCCCTACCTCTACCTCTTACACTAATTTTTTCTGTTGTGCTAGTTATTGTGCCACTGGTTGTTACATTAGCTGCAGATTGAGGATATTGTTCTAAAGTTAGTTGTGCTGTCATTGTGTTTGCTAGGTTGTCAAAATCTGGCACTAATTTACTCACCGACATCAATTGATCTCCATCTGCTATTTCAACAGACCCTGTTTCTAAAAATGCTGTAATGGCTGATCCATCTGCCTGATTATTACCAGACTCATGTTCAAATATGGATGACGCCCCTGCAGTTAAACCTAGTATGCTTGTGGCATTAGCAGTTGCAGATGCACTGTATTCTGTGGCTATTGGTTTTTCGTAAACATAAGCACCAAGCCATGTTGTTCTAGCTAAATTAATAGTATACCAAGTGCCCTCTAAGTAATTATAAGCAACTCCTCTATCTATTTGTGATGCGTTAGCTGAAGGATAATACCAAATTATCTCATTAAAAGCTGTATTTAGTCCAACAGCGATGTCGTTTTTGTTTGTGTAATTTATGTCATCAAATACATAATCTTGTACTGAGCATGGCATTTTTTTAACAACACCATCAAAAAGGTAAAACGCATTGTCCGACATCCAGTAAGCTACACCATTAACCTCTATGGCTGCATGCTGTGCTATCAAACCAGCATTTGCACCAAGTTGTCTAAGACCAAATGTAAAAGGTGTACCAACAAATTGTATGCCGTGTAATGACGTATCAGTCCAAACTAGTATTTGACCTGTAGATTTTACTGCTCCAACTATCCTAGAACCATCTGTAATTCTCAAAGATCCTGCTTCGTTTGTAGCAACAGGCGTGTAGTCTGTTGCATCCTCTCTATCAGAAAATCTAAATAATAAATCGTCTTGTGTAGCTGTGTTGCCAATAGTAGTTTCTGTTCCAAATATTAACAAATGTCTTGTATCTGTGGAGACAATACTGAATCTTGATGCTGTCGGTGCATTAGACAAAGCTGTAGCTCTTGCTCCTAAACCACCAGATGTATCCCAAATAAACGTCCCACCATTTAAAACTGTTGCAATTAAATCCTCACCAAAATTGTCTAATGACCAGTTTCTACCTTCTACAACTACATTAGATGAAGATCTTGGTGTATCCCAAGTGCTGGCACTCCACGTTTCAGTGCCCCAACCATATCCGTAAGTAGAACTAACAGGTCCGGGATTAATTTGATAACTTGCATCCACTGATCCGCCACCAGCTGCCGTTGTTCCAGATGCATTTGTTCCTGCATTTATGGTATAAGTGTTTGAACTTGGCACAGTTAGTATTTCAAATTCATTATTAAAATCAATGCCATCTACTACATTTGTAGCAGAGCCATTATCAAAAGTAACAAAAGCACCAACTTCTGCTTGATGCCCAGCGTCAGTTACTGTAACTGTAGAAGAACCACTCGATGTTGCAAAAGGATTAGTAAGACTGTCTGTTGCTCTTATTGGTGTGATGTCATAAATTTTACCCTCAGAAAAAATATAAAGTTTTCTATCCGTACCTAAAGCTAAATATCTCGTGCCATCTAGCCCTATCCAAGAGTGCGTATCCCTAACAGCGCCAACCACCGTGACGTTTGGGTTGGGCAAATTAACCCATCCACCCCATCTTTCTGGCTTACCATAGTGAAATCTTACAAAATCAGAATCCACATACTTACGTTGATCACCGGCAGAATAGGCAGTATCTTGCTTGTCTACGCCCGGTTTAAACTTAAGATCCACTAATTTCATGGTTTAAGATTTTAACTTATTTTTCTGGTTGAAACCAGATAATTATTGAAAATCTAGGTGAATTGCCTTCGGCTGCATACAACAAAGGTGAGTGAATACAAGTGTCAGCATTAAAAATTACTGCTCTGTTTGGACGAAATCCTACAGCAGTATTTAACTCGAAAGCTCCCTCTCCTACTTCACTGTAAAATCCTGTTCCTGCATTAAGTTTAGAATCACCATTTAAATAAATTATTAGATGTTTTTCATTGGGAAACTTAGATAAATCAGTATGTGGTGTAGCCTTTTTAGTATTTACACACGTAAAAGCTGCAAGATGTGTATTTTTTATTTTTACATTAAAATGTTCAATTATAGATTTTTCTATATCCTTAAGTAAATCATCATTTTTATCTATTAGGTTTGATAGAAAAACGTGCTCTGCATCGTAACCTGAACCTTGAACAATATTTTTACTACTGTAGTCTAAACCTACGCTATAGTTTGCAAGTTTTTCAAATAATTCTTTTGGTAAAAAGTTGTCTTTGATTTGTAATCCTAAATTCATTTTTACTCACCTTTAAATTGAGTGCCTACATTGCCTCTAAATGCATAATTTCCGTAGTGTGTCATGCCACTTGTTATGTCAGCATATATTTTACCACCCATATTTTGCCATAAACGACAGAAAGCATAATCCTCTGATAGATATCTTTTTGTTTGTGGTTCTATCATTGTATCAAAAAAAGTATAGTTCCAATCAGATGTCTTATGATAATCAAACTCCTTATCATGAGATTGATTGATATGTTGATCAGGCACAAATTTTAACTCTGGATAGACTTTTGCCATCCTCTCAAACACATTCCTTTTAATTAACATAAAGCCTGTTGGACCATCCATAACCTCTATAAATCCTTTATCTAACATTATCCTATTAGGATTTGTTACGTTTAAGTTATATTGTAACGAAGATGCAAGAAGTTCGTCCTCAGGCATGTCAGGATTTTCTTTAAGTCTTTTTTTAACCTTTATCCAATCAATAGTTTTTCTAGGATAAATACCTGTTACCACATCTTTGTCGTAATCAAGCATTCTAATAACAGCTTCAGGATTAAAAGCTAAATCCGAATCTATAAATAAAAGATGAGTATAATCACCATCCATAAACAATTGCACAAGAGTGTTTCTAGCTCTCGTTATAAGTGATTCATTTCCTATTGTTCCAAATTGTAATTCTATTTTTTTTGTAGCAGCTAAAGCTACAAGTTGCATACAACTTTTAAAATAATCTGCTGTTATCATACCGCCATAACAGGGAGTGCCTATAAAAATTTTTCTCATGACATCTCTTGGTTTAAAAATTCATCCACTATTTTTTTAGGATCTAGTTCTACACAATATGGGTAATCAGAGATTAAATTTTTATTTTGAGAATAACCAAACATTTCTGGCTTTGAAGTGCCCCAAAGAACAACACCTTTTTTGTTAAATGGTTTGTTTGAACACATGTGTTGTAATGCGCTATCTATAGTAATGAATGAAATACAATACTTAGCAAGTATCATGAAATCTAATTTGTCTACAAATTTTGGATTTCCACCAAAGTTGTTAAAAGCCATGGTGTTTAGTAAAGGCTCTTGCTCATTATCGTGACCAAAAACAATTATATTTACATTTGGTAGTTCTTCACGCAATAAATTAACAACTTCTTGCCCTTGATTATAGTTTCTTCCTACATTTTCTGTATCATAGTTTTGTATCTTTGCACCTTGTCCGCCTGTAAACTGAACCAAAACAAACTTACCTAATTTCAATATGTCTTTTTCTAGTTCTTTTTCTCTTCTTTTGTTTATAGAAAAATTAGGTCTTCTGTCATCATTGTCTGGCAAGTCATACATTTGTCGCCAATAATCAATAATATGACAATCCCCTTTTAAAAAATTAGATCTGTATGGTTCATTATTAAAAACATTCCAATAATTTCTAAAGAAAGTATGTGTATGATCATATAATGGTGGAGTACTTAATAAAGTTGAGAAAGCAACTCTTTCATCATGTTTGAAAAGTTCTGGCCAACTTGACATAATGCAGACTTTTTTTGAGACAGTTAAATCGTCTAACAGCGAAGTAAACTGTAAATGTTTACCAACACCACCCTCTATAATATGTATGTCTGCTAATTTATCTTGTTGCATATTCTACCTTTAGATACTCTATCTTTCTTACCCATCCACGTGGTATCGCTATGGCACCACCACCATGATTATCGTCTTTGTCTGTACACCAAGATCGCATAACTACAATTTTGTCGTCATTATTCACAACCATGTATCCTACTTCTTGGCACACGGCCAAAGGCGCTTCAATAATTTCTTTTATTGGTAGCCAACCTGTTTCTGTATCCCTAGCATCAAGCCAAGTGATTCGAACCATTGGTATTTTATTTATGTTCATCCGTAGTAAAAGTTGCATCTTTCGGCACCAAACGTAAATTAAAAGACACAGATCTTCTTTCTTCGTCTGGAGTTCTAAAAGGATACACCATGTGTGTCAGCCAAGATGGAAACAAAAATATATCACCGACTTCTGGTGGATGTTGTAACTTATGTCCACTAAAAGTTTTTGGATCTCCACACATAAAAAGTATATCACCTACACTTGGATAGTGATCCTCTGCTTTTCTCTCTTTATCAATGCTTTTCGGCATCTTTGTGTAGAACACACCCGATAAATCACCATCGTGCATATGTGCTGGATTAAAGTCTCCCGCCCACTGGCTCACGGCCCACATAGATTCAATAACCATCTTATCTATTTTTTCTGGTGCTAGTGTTTCATTAGCTGGTGGTATAGATAAATAAGATTTTACCATTTCACCTATTAAAAAAACTAATTGTTGACCATCACCATCTATCCACTCGGGTGGTAAACGAACTTCTTGTTTTACATTGCCAGCTAAGTTAGGTGACCAATCCCATTCTTTAGCTAATTTAGGGTCGCCAAGTATCTCGTCACATTTTTTATTTACAATATTTAAAATAAAATCAGGCACTTTGCCCTTAACTACAGTCGGGCCAAAAGGTCTAATAGCGTCAAATTTGAGTTTTATTTCTTTCTGCATTCGGATCTCCTCCATTTATCTATTGTCATATAGCAATTATTTCCCTATAAATATAGGATTAAATTGGCTAATTATACAAGTCTAGCCTTCTTGCTACATTATATTAAATGCTTTTAAGGAGATTATGAAAAGACTAGCGCTACCACAGGGCGGATTAGCTGACTTTCAGGATGCTGTAACCGCA